AGCGGCGACAGCGACAGCGGCAGCGGCGACAGCGGCAGCGGCGACAGCGACAGCGGCAGCGGCGACAGCGGCAGCGATAGCGGCAGCGACAGCGACAGCGATAGCGACAGCGGCAGTGGTGGAAGCAATGATGACAAGAAACTGGAGAAGACTAAGCCCCATATGAAACCAACATGGGGTGACTTCGAACCAGCCAAAGACCAGAAGACCGCCGAAGAAGTCCAGAAGAAATGGCGTAGCCTTCTACAGTCTTGCATTCAAACCGCGAGACTCAAAGGCGACAATAGTCCATTCTTGTCCGAACTAGAAAACATGGTTGAGTCTCCTGTTGATCTTGAATCTATCCTGTCAAGATATATGGACGAGTTCGCAATTTCGGACGAATCCACCAACACTGACCGGCGCTATCTCGCATACCACGATATCTGTATCGCTGGCATGGACAGCGAACAACACGGCACACTGGTATTCGTGAAGGACACTTCCGGATCAATGTCCCAGCCCATTCTGGAGCAGTGCGTCTCCGTTGTTCAGTCTGCATGTGACAGGCTCCGGTTCAACCGCATCGTGGTCATTGACGCTGACGACGGCGTCAGGAACGTCGAAGAGTTCACGCCTTTCGATGATATCCCACTGAAAGCAGTCGGTAACGGCGGCACTGATTTCCGCCCCGCCTTTGAGTATATCGAAGAGGAGATTCCGGAAGCCCGTGCCGTTGTCTACATGACCGATGGCTACGGCGCGTTTCCGAAATATGCGCCAGATACTCCGGTTCTGTGGCTCACGTGGGGCATCGACGACTACCCGTTCGGTGATGTGCTTGACCTTAAATCAATCGCTTGAGTGATGGACTTCACTATATCATACCCTAAACTCACCAGAGTCAGACTGCTTTCGCGAGACCAAATGGGCACGTCAGGTTTGAGACATGCTGTCGGACCAATCACTCAGAAGCTAGACGAGCTTACTGATAACAGCCAGTATCTGTGGGACTACGTAGCTACTGAGTGGTGTCATAATAGGACAGAGTTCGACCGCTATGCTTCGACTATTAAAAAGCGATTCTATCGCCGAAGCGGCTACGACATCGTTCAGATGATTGACACACTCTATGACAAGCCGTTGCCTGACAACCGGAAGCGTTTCTATGATACACTTCAAGAACTCCACAAACGTCTGAGTGCATGTGCGCACGACGGGCCGTTCATCTATGGCGACTTACATTCGCACCTGTTCAAACTAGAGCGACTGTATGTTCGTGATGTAGCGGCAATCAACTTCAACGAAGAAGAAGGCACCGTGTTTGACGCATGGCGCGAGCTTCGCAGTATCTTCGCACAAATTGGCTACCCGTTTGATGAACCGTATAGCATCGAGTTCTGTGCTGATAACGTGCAACGCTTATCAGCGTTGCACGAGACAAGCATCGCGAGTCTCGCTGACCCCGATTGCGTTGCAGATAATGCAACATCCACTTTGTAAACTTGTTCAGTAATGGTTGCGCGGTGTCTGCTTTACATAAAAGTAGGCACCGCGTTTTCTGTTTAAAGTCATGAAAATCAAAAATACAACAGGCCGGTGCAGGCGCGTAGCTGGCAACGGCTACGAACGCGGCAACGGCAGCGGCTACGGCAGTAGCTACGGCAGCGGCTACGGCAGTGGCTACGGCTACGGCTACGGTGACGGTGATGGCTATGGCAACGGCTACACATACGGTTGCGGCGGCGGCTACTGTAGAGTATGAAAATCAAAAATACAACAGGCCGGTGCAAGTGCGTCTCTGGCAGCGACGGCTACGGCAAAGGTTACGGCTACGGCAAAGGTTACGGCAACGGCAAAGGTAGCGGCAGAGGTAACAGCGGCTACGGCTTCGGCTACGGCTTCGGCAACGGCAACGGCTTCGGCAACGGCAACGGCGACGGCTACGGCGACTGTAAAGTATGAAAATAAAAAATACAACAGGCTAGTGCAGGCGTATCGCTGGTAAAGGCAGCGGCGGCAACGGCTACGGCAAAGGTTACGGCTACGGTGACGGAGGCTGCGGCTTCGGCTACGGCGACGGCAGCGGCAGCGACAACGGCAAAGGTTACGGCAAAGGTAATATATGAAAATCAAAAATACAACAGGCCGGTGCAAGCGCGTAGCTGGCTACGGCAACGGCGACGCATACGGTTACGGCGACGGCTTCGGCTTCGGCTACGGCGACGGCAAAGGTTACGGCTACGGCTACGGCAGCGGCAGCGACAACGGCAAAGGCAAAGGTTACGGCAAAGGTTACGGCAAAGGTAATATATGAAAATCAAAAATACAACAGGCCGGTGCAAGCGCGTCGCTGGCTACGGCGGCGGCGGCTACGGCGGCTACGGCGGCGGCGGCGGCGGCGGCGGCGGCGGCGGCTACGGCAACGGCTACGGCGGCGGCTACGGCTACGGCAACGGCAACGGCTACGGCAGCGGCGGCGGCGGCGGCAGAGGCAACGGCAACGGCAACGGCTACTGTGAATTATGAAAATCAAAAACACAACAGGCCGGTGCAGGCATATACGCGGCAATAGATACGGCTACGGCTTCGGCAGCGGCAAAGGCTATGGCTACGGCAAAGGCGATGGCGACAGTTATGGCGACGGCAAAGGCAACGGCAACGGCAACGGCTACGGCTACGGCTACGGCTACGGCTACGGCTATGGTAACATATAACCTATGAAAATCAAAAATACAACAGGCAAAGGCTCTCTCGGAGCAGGTATATCCTTCCACTTCTTAGATGGTTCAGCTGGTGGCCTAGGCATTGGCGAAGGAATGGGACTAGGTGATGGTCATGGGGGCGGCGTTGGCCGCTGCGGTTACATGGGCTACGGAATTCTTAATTTGCGCCATAGCCTTCGCCCACTTTAAGAAAGTAAAAGTTACCTCTCCCGCATGCCTCTCCGCAGCACATCATTGCCCTATTGGCCATCTTGTGTTCAACACATCTCCCGCTTGTATAAATACAAGCGCCCGTATTACGGTGTTTATTATTATTAGCTATCAACATCATGATATGAATCCTCTGCCGCTACCTCTGTAAACCCTAAAATCGTGTGGGGCTTCAGGGCACCCCCCACAATAGTAAATGCCAAACAGTCCATATTCGAGCGGGCATCCCGTATTAAATTGAGCCTCGCCGTTTGTTTCTCTTATTCTCTTCTGTCCCACAATATCCAACATACTTTCCACTATATTTACAATAACCCCACCCAAAACCGACTATAATGAGACCAGCGTTAGAACCAGCACCAAAACCAGAAAGTGCTGGTGTGACTTTTCCTTTTGGGTGTTTAATCATTACCACTTAAAATTCTTTAAGATGAATCGCCCCGCAACCGTATGATGAACCAGCTGCACCTATACTACTGTTGGTCCTGCTGCGTCCATGTTCCCCAAATCCATTCGTTTTCTTTATTCTCACTATTCCTAAATCTACAATGAACAAAAACAATGTAAACCAAATTTTGCCCGTTTTAAAAAGAACGAGTGGGTCTTTACTCCCACCAATGTTTTATGAGACAGTAGGAAGTAGAGGTCATGCTGAAGGCTACGGTAACGGTGGTGCCCTCCGTTATAGCACTGGTTCATCAAATGGTCGCGGATTTAGTATTGTCCCAGCACGGGGCGTTACTTTTGGTTTCGGTGGTGGAAAGAGAAAAATAATATGAGCATAAAAATTATATCACCAAAGGGCCGCGTAAGAACACCAGATTTTATGCGGTCCATGGGCCGCGCCAGCGGAGACAGCCGACAATTTTTTGTTAGCGAGCCTAAACAAGCAAATGGGCGCATTTGTAATTTACGCCGTTGTAGTATTACCGGACGTGTTACTATTCGTGGAGCGGAGTGTAGACATTATACTCAGCCATAATGCTGTTCAACTTATTAAGCCGCTCAACACCAACGCTACCCATCTCCTGCAGATCCTTTTTCATTGTAGCTGACACTTCAGGTTTCTTGAAACGCCCTTTGACAATGTCCTCAATACGGTCATTTGACATGCGGTAATACTTCATGCTGTTACGAACCTGTTGAAAACTCATGCCACGAGACATGGCTGCTTTCACATATCGTGAAATGTCCTGATCAATCCGCTTGCGATCTTCAATAAACTCGCGGGCCATCGTCTCAATGTCCCCGTCCGTCAAAGCCCCGCGTGACTTGAGACGGTTGATCTTACTGCTCAAGCGGTTCCGTTCGTCCCTCTTCTTTGAGAGCACTTGCTGGAAAGCCCGTTTCACATCAAACTCTTTTGAACGTGTTGGCTTGATCTCGTTCAGCAACAATGATGACACCGTTCTATTTTCATCCAGAGCTTCGTCACCGATAGCAGCGTTTATGATTCGTTTCGTAGCCGTGAGGCTTCGGGGCTCGTAGGCTTCTTTCCAGATATAGTTGAAGACTTTGTAGATGGCGCTAACACCATCGTGTTCTTCGTAGATCGGGTCACCCGTTCTGGAGTCCTGATTAGAGGCCACATCGGCAACAGCCTGATTCAAGATTTGTTCGCCTGCGTATTCGGAAGCCATCATCTTGATTGCCCTCATGAAACCCTCAGACGGTTTCCCCCTCATGGTATCTTCCACCATCCGAAGTGCTGCATCCGCGCCACCACCAGATACTGGATTCATAAACGTGAAGTTCCAAAAGTGGTCGCCCATGTAGAACAGCGTGTTGTTACGGGCATAGTCCGGAAGAGCCTCACGGTTCAGTTCATCCTCTTCGTCGGAGATTCCAAAGATCGCTCGAAGAGCAAGTGGTGCGGCAATACTGAATCCGCCAACAATGCTGGTGAACCCAAACAAACGGGAGTAGCCGCGCTTTTTAATAATCGGGTTATCGCTGTCGATCTCAGATCGAATCTGCTTTGGCGTTCCATCGAACAGGATTCGAAGAACGTCAAACCGGAAGCGGATAAATGGAGGCAGTAGGAACGAATACTTGCTGGTCATGTATTTAACCGTCTCGTATGCATCGACGTAGGACTGCGATGTGTTACGGACAGTTACAGCAGCCATCTTTTTTAGCTCGTGGTCACTAAGCCGGTAGCCACTTCCTGCTGGAATGCCCATACTGATATCGTGTGCTCTGGCTTTCTTGAGGACGTCCAGCTCGTGTTCAAAGTAAGCAATCTTGTAGAAGGTATCCACTGCATTAGATAGCGCAAGCAGGCGGTCGGTCAGTGGCTTCGTCTTTTCTTTAACGGTCTTGCCTGCTTTCTTGGCGTTACTCTTAAGCTTACGAATCTTGGTTGAAGTGTCCTCAATGTCCTCTCTAAGCGTCTGCAGAGTTACTCTGCCTTGAAGCAGCTCTTGAGTGAATCGCGCTCTGATGTCACCTTGTATGACATTATACGCCATCAGTTCAGCGGCATATTCGTCCACTTCTTTTGGCGTTTTGAGCGCGGTAATGACGCGGCTCCAGTGCTTGACCAGCTTGTGCGGCATAACGCCCTGCATAGGCCCGAAGAAACCTAAGTTACCGAAGACGTTACGAAGGTAGAAGCCTAACGAGCCTAATGTCTTTGCGCCCAGAGACAGGCCAATACCCATCCGATAATAAGACACCACGTTCTCAACCCATTGACGCTCGAACGAGAGGTCAGCCGGTGTCTGGTGGGTCATGTGCTTCTGCAGAGCTTCGTGCGCGTCTTTGTCGATGTAAAAATAAAGACTCTTCGTGTAGTCGTTCTCCACTTTATCTGATAACACCTCATTCTGAATCTCGTCGTCGCTGACGGTCGCACCGTTGCGGAGGTTAACAAGACTGTGGTAACGCTGGTCACCATTTTTTTGCATCTTCTGCACTTCCTTCAGAGAGTAAACAAATCCGGAACGTTGGCCCAACTGAATCAGGTTCTGAATGAATGACTCACGGCTCGCCGCACGAGAGACCACCGTGACGGAGCGGAGGATGTTATCGAGAACGTCAGCGTCGTCATACTGGCCTAACAGTTCGCGAATTGGTTGAGGGACAACCTTACGTTGACGAATCTGGTCAACGACAGATTTCGCTACAGATCGGGCCATTGGTCGGCCTTTCCGGATTTGAGAATGTGAGTCCAGCGAGTAGAGGTAATCAAGAATTGCTCCTCTGATTGGGTCGGCCCTCTCCTCTATAGCCAACTTCAAACTGTATTTTGAAGTTTTGATAAGCTCGTCATAGCTCGTGCGTTGATCTTCAGGAACATTGTTATCTCGCTCTACTTTTTGCTGGTTCATCGCCCACTTCTCGTGGTAAGTCTGCTCGAATATCTCGTAAACTTTCTCATACCTCTTAAGCATAACTTCATCGCTGCCTTCCTTACGGCCTTCGATCACAGAAATCAGCTTGTCCATGTAGCCTTCTTCGATGAAAGCTTTGTATGATCTGGTAACGTAGATGCCCAGATTCTCGTCGATCACTGCGCGAAGCTCACCAGAGTGGTCGAACTTTTCAGCCATCGTGATGGACAGCCCGTCAAGAATCATCCGAAGTTCTGACAACTTACTATAAAGTTCAGGGTGTGTCGCGAGTAGTTTTTTACGGGCGGCCTCTTTGCGCTTCTTCGCTTCAGAGACGAGGCGGGCGTGCTCAATCTTGACTTTCTCCTCTACCTCCTCTGCGTAGATCAGTTCGCGCTCTGACGGAGTAACGCCGCCTTTCTCACGTGACACCCGCTTATATCGTGTGTCAAAGACTTTCTTGCGATATTCAATAAACTTCGTGGGCACCTCCGTGTCGTTCGGACGGCCTAAGAAGTCACCCAACAGAATATGATCGAGTTCCGGATCAGCTTCCACCATTTTGCGGATTTCATCAGCGATGGATCGGGCTCTGTCTGGAATCGCGGTCTTCACAGCTTCAGCCTGCTTAAAGACCTCTAACACTCGCGGGTCAAGGTTACCATTCAGGATTCGGCCCAACCATTTGTTCTGTTTGTATTCACCTTTTTTGAATGCACCTAGCGCCAGTTCGTATTCCTCGAACATTGGTAGACGCCGCGAGACTTCTTCGAAAGTGGTATCCGGCCCGAACTCAATCAGCTTGCCTTTCTCCATCGTGGCGGAGAAGCGCTCTTCAAGTTCCGTCTCCACGCTGTTAGGGGCAAGCGCATCAAACTGCATCCGCTGGTTAATGCGGAGGACACCACTACGGAGCAGGCGGACTTCGGTCGAAAGTTTGTTGACCATCCGCGCCATCTCTGCATTCTGTTTCTTGAGATTGTATGCGGCAGCCATGCGGCGAAACACACCCATCAGGAACCGGAACATAACCTGATGGAACTTAGGATTTGAGAAGTAGAATGCGCGATCCTCTTCCGTAGTGTAACCTCTGGTAAGCTGCTGCGCCTTCATCCGAAGTAGTTCCCCAACAACCTGTCTCATGACGACTCTGTCGCCGTTCTGGACAGAAGCCTTCAGGCGGTTAGCGAGTTCGGAATCTTTGGTGTAGTGGTCGATGGCCTGTTCTAAATCGTAGGATGACAGTTCGTCAGCCAGCTTATCAAGCTCCGCTTTGGGGATGGACCGGAGTTCTGCTGCGTGGAAGATCTCCTCATTTAAAATAGACTCCAACATCTGTCTAACATGCTGCTCATTCGTAATGACGCCGTGTGCCTCTGTGAGTGCCTTTTGAGCTGCTGGCCTGTTCAGGATAATGGACGAAACCAAACGGCCATTCACGCGCATTAGGCGAGCCGCGAACAGCGAGTCTGGCCGAGACTTAAATATCTCTGCTTTGGCGTCCGTAGATTCGAATACCGGAACATCGGCAGGCACAACAGATTTAATGGTCTCGTCAATGAGTTCATCTACAGCGACCTGCTGCTCAACCGTGAAGTCTTCGTCTGCCTCAATGTCATCAATGCTGGAATATCTCCCCTCGCGAGCTTGTGATATTTGGTCTTCCAGCTCTTGTTTTTTACTATCAACTATCAACTGCGAGCGCATGTCGGACGTTGACTTCCCGAAAAGCGCGGCTTGATCCAGTGTCTCAATGCCAGCAGGTTCCGGTGAACGGTCCATATTGAGGAAGTCCGTCAGATCATCAAAAGCGCGGGACATCGCAGACTTCGGCTGGATGCCAAAAAGAGATTTGATTGCGTCGATAATACGGCGAACGAAACCTTTCTGTGGAAGTGAGCGAACGTTTTCCTGAAACACCGGCGAAGTGAACAGCATCGCGACAAACTCATCAGTGTTCGAAAGTGCGTAGTCAATTGTTGAAGAAGTGTTGCCAGAAGCTTTGTAGACCTTCTCCACTTCAGACCGGAGGTTCTTCAAACGTGTCAACGCCGCCGCTTGTTTACTGCTAAGATCGGGCGAGCGAAGAAGGTCAAAAGTGGCGGCATGCAGATATTCGTGTAGCAATACAGACTCGATCCCTTTGCCATAAAAACCAGCGATGTTAATTGTGACCGACCGTGAACCATCTTCATTAGCTTCGAATAAACCAGCGTAACCGCTTTGTGGGTTGTCTTCGATACGGAAGTCAACATTGTTAAACCTGTTGGCTTCACGCAACAAAAGCTTCGCCACCGCTTTGTGGGATTCATCTGCTGAGATGCGTCGGAGAGCGGTGAGGACAGACGACGAATCACCATCCACCAGACCTAATCGGGCAATCGCTTCATTGTTAATGCTGCGGTTCTCTACAACATCAGCGGATTCGTTCAGTGCTCTGTTCTCATATTGTTCAGATATATGGACACGCTTAAGGAACAGGTCTTGTGCTTGTTCAGTGGTCAACGTCTGCGGCACATCAAGACCCATCAACGCCAGCGAACGGCGGAATGGGTCTGGTAGTTTGTCATAGACCGCTTCGAAATAGCTCTGCAGCGCTGGTGATGGCTTTCGGACTTGAACACGGTGTAGGACATCAGAAATGAGTTTGCGGATATTGTCAGTTCCATATTCACCGGAGTCTTTCAAACCCTGACCGGTGTCACCAAACACAGCGCCTGCGAAATCGAAGAGCGCTTCGTCCGCTTCTACCCTCTTCGGTTCGCTCAAAGTGGCGAGATGACCCGTCACTTTGTTCGTCATGTTATTTAAGATTTCAGTGTATCGGGCTTTCGGTCCCTTGTCCGAAAGATCAACTTGTCCAGTGTCTTGTTGCTCACCCTCAAAGTCGAAAGCAGCATTAACATTCTGATCGACTGAATCGTCGTCCTGCCCAATCTGTTGCTGCTGCTTGTTGCTAAGATCATTAATCGAAGACATCTGCCGGTCCTCTTTCAGCTGCTCACTGGAACGGAGGCGCTGCTGAACGCGGGTAGATGCTTTCGGAATGATGTTTGGGAAGTCTGGGAAGGGCCTGCCCCCCTGCTTAGAGAACTCCGGATGGTCGTAGATCTCTTCAAGAGCTTTCTTGATAATCTTGCGGTCCCACCCTTTCTTCAGCGAAGACCGATTTCTTGACTTCTTAGCGTCTGTAATGATACCGTCAGCGACCATCTGCTTCTGGCTAAAGATATCAGAAGAGCCTGTTATGGAGGTTCGGCCAGACAGAAGGTGGTAAAGGAAGGCCGCGATCTTTTGCGAATCCGTTTCTGCGTTCTTCGTTATGTTCGCGCCTTCGTAGGTCGTCCGCCCAATCTGCAGACCGCCTTCTTCATTGAGGCTGTCGAGACTTTTTTGAATGAACCGCATGTAGAATGACCCTCTCTTGATGCCTTCTTCAGAAATCATCCCCTCGATAATATCATCAACCATGCTATCAGGGATCTTGCCATCCACAATATAGGGCTCAACGATTTTCTGCAGCGGGGCAGTGGCGATGACGGCATGAGTATCAATGATGAACTCATACATCACATCCGTAATGAATTGCTCTTTGTCCTTAACTCCTTTTACTTTGCTCCAGTCAATGAAAGAGCTAAACTTTTTACCAACACCTGTAACGGACTCAATGTTTCGGCTGTTCGCAGAGACCCACCCATTAAAGTTGGCGAGCGCTTCCGACACTTTCATGGTGCCATCAAGAATATAAGTCTTGTCTGGATCACCATCTCGGAACAAACCAGCCTGATAAAAGTCCGCTTCTTGGCTAATATCAACCGCACCAGCCAGTTCTACCTTCTTGGCGGCATTCTTAATACCCGTTTCGGGGGCCTCCACCTCACCAGTCTGCTCTGCTTTCGGGTAGCGGGATGGCTTCTTGACTGCGACGATACGGTAAGTCCCGTCTTTCATCGACACTGTATCAAATGCTGGCGAAATGGGGCCATTCCATTCTTTCGGAATCACGACGTAAGGCCGCTTCATCTTACTCAGCGCATGGTCAACGACAACCGGATCGTTGTTAAACAGGACCCCACCATCAGACGTGGTCTGCAGTTCGCCGAAAGAGTTCTTTGGTTTAACGAGCGTGTTGACCTCTTCGGGCTGCACGCCGTAGACACCATATAGCGCATCACCAGTAGTCACGAAGTGCGGGCTGGTTTTATCCGCCTTCGCTTTGTTGATGTCATCGGCCAACTGTTTTGTTTTGGCCTTCCAGAAATCGGTGCTGCCCCCACCCAATTTAGGCAGGCCGTAAGCTCCGGAAGATAAAGTAAGCGGGATGCCGGATTCGGCCAACTCAGTGATGCGCTCTTCGGCTTTAGCCTTCAGGTCATTATCACTCTCGACTGGAACGTCCGCAACCTTTTCAGTTTCTGGCTTCGCGGCTTCGACTTCTTCGACAGCTTCTTTGATATTTTTTTCGGGGACCTTATCTAAGTCCAGCCCTTCGGCTGATTCTTCTGTTAACTCAGCAGCTAAATCATCGGAAATTGGTTCTTCCGCGTCCTCTTCAACTGGCTGTTCGACCGGTTGTTCAACTGGCTGTTCGACCGGTTGTTCGACCGGTTGTTCAACTGGTTGTTCAACTGGCTGTTCAACTGGCTGTTCAACTGGCTGTTCGACCGGTTGTTCGACCGGTTGTTCAACTGGTTGTTCAACTGGCTGTTCAACTGGCTGTTCAACTGGCTGTTCAACTGGCTGTTCAGTAGCTTCTGCCTCTGTGTCCTGTTTAACAGCTTCCTCAAGCGAAGGAGGCTCCTCCATCTTCTCGATCTCAAGCTGCGCGGCGTCAAACTCATCGGCCATCTCATCGGAGAGGTCAGAGTCCGTCATTGGCGTAGTCAAGACCGGCTGCTCTGTTTCGGATGCAATGGCCTCTGTTTCGTCAACTGCCGCCTGATTGGCCATTACCTTTCGGATTTCCTCTTCAAAAGCTGCTGCGGCTTGTGGTGCGTTGTTGCGTTTCAGCTTATTCGATTTGTCACGAATGACTCGGTTGGCGGAAGCAAGCGCAATGTTCCGGATGACCTCGCCCTCTTTCTGCTGCTCCGTGAGCGGGTCAATAGGCGTGAGAACTTCGTTGAGCGTCTGGAATCCTTTCCGGACGGGTCCAACAGCGGCACCGAAGATACCACCATATAGAGCGCCCATGTAAGCAGAACGGGCGACTTCCTCAAACGGTAAATCTTTATTAGTGAACACCGCTTGAACAATCGTGTTCAGGTATTCGTCAAGACCTTCTTCCAGAGCCTCATCAGTGAAACCTTTGATGATTTGCTTGCCTGCTGCACGGCGTGAGAACGATTTATGACCTTTTGCAAGAACGTCCTTCAGAACTGCCTGCAGACTGCCTTGCGACAACTCACGGCCTGTAACGCCGCGACTGATCGTATTGAATACTTTCTCGACATCTCTTCCTGTTGCCCGACGCAAGATGAAATCTTCGAGACCACCACGACCACCCAACGAAAATGAAGTGGTGATGATGCCGGTGATCATTCCAGCTGTAGCGCCAGCGGCCAATGCTTTGTCGTGCCTCTCTTCCGGTGTGAGATTCTTGCCCTCCGGTGTGCGCTCAAGCGCGTCGTAGACCGCAGCATAAGTCATCGAACCACTGCGGGTAGCGGCTGGCACAAAGAGCGAAGAAAGTTGTGTCGCTTTATGGCCCACAATACCATTATAGTATGACGCGAAGCCGCGCATGGCCGGAACAGCGGTGTTTCGTGCGCCCGAACCAGTTGCGTTAATGGCGGTTTTAATAGCCGCGTTGTCCGTCTGGTCAACCGCTTCTTTGAGGACAGACCGCTGCATCTGCTTTGCTATGCCTTTCTTAAGCACTTTACCACCAACCACCAGACCAGCACCTGCGCCTCCTGTAATAGCCGTAAGGCCCATTGTAGTGGCTACATCGGTAAGGACCGGCGCGACCATTGAAGAAAGCTCAACGCCCATTCCAAAGTCCTGACCGAACAATTTTGCGACTTCAGCGCGTGCCTGCCGGTCTTTGTAATTTTCCAAAAGCTGCTCACGAGCCCCCTCGCTGCCTAAGATCGCGCCAACACCCCAACCGATATCTGTGACGGCTTCGCCAATGGAAAGGCCGATGTGCTGCGCAATGTTCGCGGCCCCACTGTAAGCCTCGCTAGACGTGAACTCATCAAGAATGTCGGCCTTTTCTTTGCCCTCAGAGAGACCTTTTTGCAGGAATGACTGCCACTCTTCACCCAGATAAGACCGGCTCAACGAATTATTGAACTGGTCGAACTGTGCTTCACGCAATAGCGCCCTCTGGTTGCCGACGATTTTCTTGTCCCGCTCCGACATGTTCTTCGTCGCGGCTTCGAACTTCTCATTGTTCAGGATCGTATCGCGGTGCAGCGCATGGTAGCCATAGCCGAACTTTCGGATGTTGTTCTCTTCGTTTTCTTCGTCATACTCAGCGGTCCCAGACACCATTGCCCGTGAGCCTGCTGTGTATTCGAGTGCTGCTTTGATGTCAGCGTCATCATATTGGCGGGAGAAATTAGGGTCATGCCCAATCATCAAAGCCTTGAATCCGGTGACGGTCCTGTCAGACAGAGCGCCATCTTCCGCAATTTCGTTGGCTGCTAGCGCGATCTGCGCTTGGATGTTTTTGTTTTCTTTGGAAGCTTTGCTAACAAACAGGTTCGCTTCCTCAAAGTTACGGTGCCGGAACTGTTCGTATCCGTTTTCGTCTTTGGCCATCGAGTTGATGATGCCCTCAATGTCTTCGTCCCGAATGGTGCCAGCGGCCAGTGATTTACGGTAGGCGTCTTTAGCAGAAAGACCAACGGCAGCAGGTCCCGCGACCAGTGAAATCTGTCCATCTGGCAACTCCACACGGGTGAATGGGACATCCTCTTGTGTCACCAACTTCTGCGCTGCTTCTGAATAATACTGGTCAACATACTGCTCGGCCAGCTTCTTCCGGTCGGCCACCAACGCTTTGAAAGATTCCGCTTGATTCGGGTCTGCCTTCAGCAGTTTCGAAGAAGCGTAATAGTCACGAATTGACTGCGCGGCAACCGGATCGTCTACAGCGTCCAGCGCACGGTGGACGATTTCAAGCTTACGGTTAAACCCAAAAGGTTTAGGTGAGAAAGCCTGCTTGACTTCATCTTCAGCTAATCCGGCGCTCCGCATGCCTTCTTCCGTCCGTTGGTTGATGCGGGCGAATACACTGTTGCGCTCTTCATCGGACACATCAGAGTTCAACACCTGCGCTTTAACGTAGGTGTTGTATTTCTTGAATTTTTGAGCGGTGTCCGTAATCTCGTTGACCTGTGCCCAGTCGTCGATTGGGAGAATTTCTAACATGTTTTTACTGGAAGCCTGCGTCGATCACACTGTTAAGCTCTTGTTGGCGTTTCGAAAATACAGAGTCATCAATGCCTAACAGCTGGTTTCGGCGAGTCCGCGTTTCGATCTGCGCCCGTGATAACATTTCCTGATCAGATGTAAACTCCGAACTTAGGTCTGACAGGGTATCTTGTGTCAACGGGAGCTGGCGGGACATGGCGAGCGCCAGTAGAACATTGGTCCGATCTTCGTTGCTCAACGTAGCCGGAAGCGGTTCGCCCTTTTCGTTCATTTGGGGCTCCAGATTAGCGGAGTTTACCAGCGCGGACATTTCTTTCAAAGCAGCTTCTTCGCTCGCGAACGCTCTGGCCTCAGACTTCTGCTGCATTTCGGCAGCCTCTTGCTGCATCTCCTGCTGTTCGAGTTGTTCTTTGTAGTTGGCCGCTGCTTGCGATACGTCGCCCAAAGTCACCTGACCGGTTTGAAGACCTTTATAGATCTCATCAGAGTAGAGCGGGGTGTTAAACAAACGGTTTTTATACATGTTGGCGTCGGCCTCCAATTTGGCAGACTCAACAGCCTCTTCAGCCGCCCGCGTCGAAATAGCTTTCTCATGCAAATTAAACAACGTGCGGAACTGGTCGTTGGAGAACAGGCTGATGTTGTCACGGCCCAGCTTGTTTAGCTCGCGCATTTGTTCACGCGGCGTCAAGCCGCTCATCTCAAGCTCTTGCAGTCTCTCTTCGACTTCCGGAAGCATCTCTGTAACCTGACGGTCCATACGGGCCTGTTCGCGCTGACGATTGAGTTCCGCTTTCTGCCGCTGGTATAGTAGATCCTGACGCCTCATCTCGACCATGCTTTGCTGCAGACCAACCACCCGATTCCGGAGCGGCGTCAGCACCTGTTGGTCATACTCCATACTACGATCAAACTCGTCCTGACCGACGAGGACCGGAAAGTATTGGCTCTTCAGCGGAGCGATGTCGTTGTCAAAATCAAAGTCCATCTTAACGGTTGCGTGTGGCGTTCAGCCTATTCCCGAACAGGGAATCCCGTTCCCTTTTTCGTTTTTGGAAATCATCTTCCCTTCTCGCGAACTCCGTCATGTTGGAATCGTCGGATTCTTCACCTTCCGCAAAGCCAATGCCTCTGTCATACATCTTCGACATGAACTCGTTTCGACGCTGCAAAAGGTCATTTTCCTGCTTCATCAGGCGACCGGCCATGATACGCTGCGCCATATCTCGCCTTCTTGTGGCCTCAGAGGCGATTCTAGGCTCTTTTAGGCGTTGAAGCTCAGACATCATAGCCAGCTGTCCTGCCTGCCCGCTGTAGCCATCCTTGCGCAATCTACGGGCTGCCCGCCTCAACGCACCACTGCGGGTGCCAATTTGGCGGGCGGGTTGGCGGAGCGATGATCCGCTGCCCAACTCGTAATTCGGGTCCTGCATTCCAGAAAGCGTGTCCAGTCCGGAACCAAATTGTTTGTTAAATGATACGTTTTGAGCAGCTTCTTCAGGCGAATCGGCCAAAGCGGTTGGTTCGGGCTCTTCCGAAACACTGATCTTGTTACGTTTCAAGAACGAATCGAACTGGTTATCACTGACGCCGGAACGCTGGCGGGCTTCTTTCAGCAGGTCCGAAGTCAGTTTGCCAGATCGGTTGAGACTCTTCAAGCCTCTGGCGACTCCTCTGCGCTTCTTCTTCTCCGTCTCGTGGTCTTTGGATGCCCCAATCAAGCTAGCCACTGGCCCATACATATTTTCGTCTGACATCGGTTAGTGCTAATTTGTAGCACGAAGCGGCAACGATGTCAACGATTGGGGCTTCAGGCTTTTGTGCGGAACGCCTTTGCGAGAACTTCTTCGGCCAGCAGCAGGTTGTTCAGGCATTCTGTGCAGCACATATCGGCGACTTCTTCGTATTCGTAGGCCATGACTTCCTCAATGACATCACCGCACACATCACACCGGACTTCATCTTTTTCTACCATAGGTGCTTGCAGGCCCAATAACGGGCGGTTGTTTTGTCTTTGGCGGTCTTGCAGTTGTGACGTGCCCGAAAGTTTGACCGGCGTTTCGGATCTTTGTGCTTCGTGTAGTCGCTGTAGTCTCGGTGGCCATAGGAAACCTTTTTGACTTTGTCGCCCTCTTTGCCCAACACCACGAACTTTTTCTTCGATCCTTTTGGTGCGGGCTTTGGTTTGTTGAAACCCGAAAAGGTTTCGCCGTGATAAACGATCTTTCCGGATGGGAGTCTCTTGAAGCGTTTTGTGGCCACGTCAGCAGGATACACGGAGAGCGGTTCGGTGTCAATGATTCGGTTTAAAATTGCCCGAAATCTCTAACAGAAATTACGGTATGCATGTGGGCTCCCTGCAGTATATATAAAAAACTCTTCTCAGGAATGGTATTCACGTGGGAATCCCACCTGCATACCTGTTTTTCCAGAAACTTTTTAGGTAGGATTTACATGGACAACTGCATACCGCCTTTTTTGGGGGTAAAAAAACCGCTAGCCCTTACCGCTCTAGGGAAAGATATGCCAAAGATATGCTATCGATAAATCGAAACGGACCCAAAAAAATAACGGTAGGATAAAATACCATTAAATACAACATTATTTCTTACACGTGATTTTGTCTAAATATTATCTAAGTGGTGGTTGGCAAGCTGCATACTGGAAGGGGTTTTTGAAAACGGGCCAAATCCCACGTGCATATAGCATAACGCATACTATAAATCGGGCGATTTTTGACCCTTTTTCTGTTAGATTTTTCCCCCTAAACCAAAGACGTATCCGGATTATGTAAGGCGTTTCGCAAACTATTTATCGTGACTCGTGGGCGGATGACCCCGTTCACCATTTCGTCTTTCGGTGGGTCAATAGAGACAAGACCTAACCGCTGGCGGGCACAGTCAAGCGCCAGAAAGGCCGCATCAGCCAAATCCGGTGACCTACCGAAGCGAGACTTGAAGTCCATTTTCGATTCGATCTTGACCTTCAGTGATCCTGTTTTGACCATCTCGTAGTTACGGGCACACATCTCTTGCGCAAGATCTGACTGCACGCCTTTAATCTGTCCGGTTCGTAGCAGCTCCTTACCGACGAACCACATTTCGCTAACACGGTTGACGTATAGTTGCTCTCCAGTCATGCGGCTATTGGAGGAGACCCGCTTGTCAGACGCTTTGCCGTTAAAGACGACTCTCAAGAATGATGGGTCCCACTCGCCCGCCAGAACGTCGCAGAAGGGCGCACCCGCACCGGTGCTGTCAATCGCCACATTGTGTGGCGCGATACCCAACCGCTTACAGTTATCAATGATCTGGTGAACAATCTGATATGTTCTTGGCACCGCTTTGTTGCTTGCATCGTCGTTCAGGTGGATGCACTCTTTGAACTGGATTACATACTGGCCGTTTGTCGCGTAGCCCACATCCGCCACCGACATGATGGTCCGGTCACCACCATTCGTGAAAGCCGGATCAATCCCGACAACCGTGACTGGTTTACCGGACCAGCCAACCGTGCTCATGGCCCCACTTTGAGCGAGTTCCGATTCGTTATAAATTCCGGTCGTTTCGTCGCTGTCGAAGAAGACCGCACGCACCATTCGCATGTATCCCCTTGATTCTGGCCCCAACAGGCTCCGGTCTTCGTCCAGCTTTTCTTGCGTCGGAAGCCACGGATACTTGTTCTCGCCTAAGATAATGTTAGGGGACTTCTCACCATCCAACCGCAAATACCGGCCACCCCATTTCGTATCCCAACCATCCGCATTTTGCGTGTCCACTGAATCCCAACCGCCTTTCGGTTCAGACCAAACGCCAAAGGCATCAAAGCGGCTGTTCGGGTTGCTCATACCAATCATCTGGAAGAACGGGTTCTTCGAAAGGTTCGACAGACCAGCCTGCAGGATCGCTTCCGACAGCTCCGAAAGCTCATCACCGATCAGGATGACCCGCTTCTGCTTCAGACCGATAAACTTACCGATTGCATCCTTCGTCTTACTCTTCTCCGCTGCAATCAACGAAAGACCAGCTCGCTCGATGAGCGTTCCTTTTGCATTCACGTAGGATGCATTACCAATTGAATCCCGAATCTTGATTGGTGCACCATCAATGACGGACAGCAAAGACATGACGCTGCCCCAAATACGTTTGCGGGCTTCTCGTAGCGTCGTGCTGGTCATCAGGACCATCGTGTCGGCTGGCTGACTCAACCAGCTCAAAATGCCGTAAGCGGCCATCGTGTGGCTATTGTGGGTAATCGTGCCATCTGCCAACAGGAACCGGTGGTTGCCATCTACCGCAAAACCAGCCCAGTCGCCTTCGCCGATCTCCTCTACTTTGAAGCCTGTATGGGTCATGCTTCGTTCGACTCCTTTTTTGGTCCTACGGCACCTAATGCTCACACCATATGGCCTGCGCGGGTCAGAGGCTTCATTGTTCTTGCAGCAAAAAAAGCCCAATGAATCGGCAAGCTCTTTGACGTCATCTCTGGTTTGCTCGTGCTCAAATTTCAGGACTCTTGAATTTTCTCTTACACCATGCTCGCCGTTTGCCTCAACGATACCGCTTAGAAGCTCCAAACGTCGGGTTTCATCATTCCATAAATATCGGTGGTCAATCCGTTTTGGACCTTCCTCACGCCCCTCTTTGATGAGGCGGGCTAATTTTTTTACCTGATTTGGTTTGACTTCGATTCCTTCCGACTTAAAGGTATCGAGAAACAAACGCGCTTCTTCGTCGGCGCTCATGTTTTTTATAATTTCGGAACTTTTGTTATGATAGGCATACATCCCGATCCAATAACCATAAACACGTGCGCTCAATGGCACGTTGTTCCGGAACATCGGCGCGACTCCTTTTATCAGTTTGAGTTTTTCTCTTGTGTGTTGACCTTTTGACAAATAATCCTTAACGCTGATGTCAAACGTTTCCTTTTTCCCATTATGAAAGACCGTCAAAATATGATCATCGTTGCAGCACCAATTCTCGCCCACTGTGGGCACAATCCGGACCATGTTTGACCGGCCTCTGTTGACGCCCGTGACTGTCCGGTATTTGCCGTCGTCGCCGATGAGCCTGTCCCCTACTTTAATCGCGTCCGCTCTGTGCGAACCACCGTAGGCCATCCGGACCAACGTATCGGGTGCCAAACACTTGCCAGACGAAGCGGAACCACCAACCGCAAAATACTTGTTCTCCAATGCTTCCCGAATCATTTGCGTGGCCCACGGATGCCGAACCATCATTGGCTCCGGCAAATCCGGATGGTTCCAGAGTTCGTCGCACAATCTCCAAAAGTAAAACTCACGAGCATACACTTTAGGGTGGTGCGCAAAACCATATAGCAACGCCGTTAGCATACTTGTAGGCGGAATGGTTAAACCCCCAACGTCCATCATTTTCGTAACCGGATGAATCTGAGGCTCCAGTTGAGTCTTGCGTTTTTCAGCTTCGTTTGACATAGTCAAATTCTAATGAAGCCAATCCCAAAAGACAAGAAAGCGTTTAACGAGCTGATGGAGGACCCACGCTTCGCCAGAGCTATTGAGATGCGGAGTGAAGGCAACACAAACGCGCACATTGCCAAAGTTTTGGGGGTCCACATGACAACCGTCAGCAAGTGGTGGACGGATTCTACTCTACCTCCGCGTAACAAGTTCCGGAAACGGGAGTGCACCATAGAAAAGCCGGTCCTATCGAAAGCAAAAGCCCGCATCGAAGCGGGCGAATCAACCGAAGAAGTTCTGGAATCCTACACCGACGACGCCGCCATTCGTCTACGCGAGCAGGCTCAAGTCGAAGAAGATAAAACGCTGGCTTCCATCGCGGAATCACAAGCCACTGCCGCCGACAAATACCAACACTATATTGCAGCGGCTGGTATCAAGCTCTTGCGTGACAGCATGAGCCAGCTTAGAGGCCCAAAATCGGTTCGTGAGCTTTCCGAACTTGATCAACTCATCCGCCGAAATCTTGGCCTCAACTCGAAAACGGGCGGCGGCAATGGTGGGAAGATGCAAATTGATATCTCCATCTTGAATAATGGTCTTGCAGACAGAGGCGACGGTGCTCTTTCAAAAATGAAGAAAGATGCTGTTGATGCCAGAGTGGTAGAGAAAAAAAAGTGACGATTTTTATTGCCGCTGCACGCTGGTTGTGTATGATACCGGCATGTTTAAAAGACAAACTCCAGAAATTGGTCCAGAGTTTCTGGTCCGGACAGACTTGCCAAATGGCGAGATCAAGTTCGTGACACAAAAAACAGCGGGCCTTTGGTATCGGGTGATACCTCATACGGCCCGTGAAGTTTTTTATTTGCAAATGCTGCCCAAGAATGTAAAGGTGCTGGTGCCCGCGAAAGGCGACGGTGTCTTTGTAAGAGGAGACAGCATCCCGAAAAAACTCTAATGAAACTGAACCATGATAGGCTACCGAGACATGACTTTCTGCATTGGAAACGGTTGCCTTAAATTTGATACCTGTCCGCGTGCATTGACTGATGAAGTCAACCAACACGCCCGAAACCTCAAACTGCCAATCTGCATGTTTTCAAATCCAGAAGAACTGGATTGCTACACTCTTGAAATAAAAACTGAAACTGAAACAAAAATTGAAAATGAAAACGATTGAAATCGAATGGATCACTGACCGACGACCAACCGAGGGGGATAGCGATCAAGAGGACCTCGTCATGATCCCCAGTTCTTATTCTCAAAACTGGGACCTCGAACACTTTTATGAAATCAAAGACGGCGACCCGTGGCACCCAGTTGTA